AGTGTTGGTTGTTTAGTTTTGTTCTCACCTGATGTGAAATCCATTCGTTGCTTACGCCAGGTAACGCTGTTAATTTTAAATTACAATTAAGTTTGTTTGCCAATTGATTGGGCCAAAACCAGTCTGGACATTTCCATTCGTCTCCTTGGTTATTGTAATAATACCAATGGTTTTTATCACTAGCAAAACTATCACCAAATACCCAAAGTGTATTCATTGCTGACTGTCACCTTTTGCAATTCTATAATTATCTTCAACACTGTCTGGTGTGCTTACTTCGATGATAATGCTGTTATCTTCCATTGCTATAAGTTGATGGGGCAACAAAGGCTCATTACGCCAAGTTTCACCTTTGGTTAGTATTGTTGTTTCCATGTCTGCTGTTTTTGTATCAAGTGTGTGTAATGTAAAACTTCCATTCAGCACATACCAACTTTCGTCTTTGTCTTTATGAAAGTGCATACTAAATTTTGCACCCTTTTTATCAAAAAACATTAGTTTACCACAGTACTTGTCTGTGGTCGCAAATATCAGTTCTTTACCCCAACCTTTTGGTTGTTCACCTTTTAATCGTGTCATAATACTATCCTTTTGATTGTATTTGTAGTGCTTTGATTTTCTACAGTTGGTATAATTACAACTTTTGCAAGTTCATTACCTACTACAGTATCAATAGTGTAGTCACCGCCTTTGGTTATAATATCAGGGCGTATTCTTTCTATTAGTTGTTGTGGTGTGTCTTCGTCAAACAAAATAACTTCATCAACAAAATCCAAACTTTCCAACACTACTTTTCTATCAGTCTCGTTATTGATTGGTCTAGTATCACCTTTTAATCTTTTAACACTAGCATCAGTATTTAATCCTACTACAAGATGCTCGCCAAGTGCCTTACTGGCTCTAAGCATTTCAACATGTCCTCTGTGTAATAAATCAAAACAACCATTTGTAAACACAACTGTAGGACGAGGATCTAAGTCTTTCCAATGAACTACATATACACCATTGTGTTGTACACTTACGCCAGCACCTTTGTTTGCCATTTCACAAGCAAACTCTAAACTCTCTCCAAAGTCTAAGAAGTATGACATCACTGCTAAAAATGTATCGCCTGCTCCGGTAACATCATATACATCTTGTTGTTGTGTTGGATAATGTGTGCCATTTATCATGTATCCATCTGCACCTAAAGTAACAACCATATCTGTATCAACACCATTGTTGTATTCTTCATATTCTTGTTTGTTGGGTTTAATTACATCAGCGCCTGCATACAAATCTAAATGTTGTTTAGGATCAACAATTACATAACAGCCATTGTCTTTTAATATCTTTATCAAACGTTGCGGATCTTGTATTGTTCCTTTGTTATAATCACTTATGACTACTGTACAATTATGAACACGTTTTTTTACATAATCAAACAATGTACTATTGTCTATTGTTTGTTCTCTGTCAATTCTAGTTACATAGTGTTTGTCAGCATATATTCTCTGTTTCAGTGGCATATGTGTACAAAAAAGTTCAACGGGCCAATCTGTAGTATCATTTCTATAACCAATAAGTGTTACATCATCTGTAAGACTTTTTATATTATTGTATACGTTTCCTGCTCCACCCAATCGACGTTCGGTCTTTTCATGTTTTACAACTGGAACTGGTGCTTCTGGACTAAGCCGTGTGCTTGTACCATAAACATATTCATCTATAATAATATCACCAATGACTACAATCACAAATTAGCCTCTACAAATTCTTGCGGAGATATAAAATCATAGTTTATTAGGTCTTGTAATTTGTTGTTATCACTGCAAGTGTACATTTGGTAAATGCCTTTTAGGTCATCAGGTACTGGTATGTATTCTATAACTGCATTGTAATGACTTGCTACAAGTTTTGCCCAATACTCAAATGTATATGTAGTGCCTGTTCCTAAATTACAAATGAAACTTTCATCATGTTGTAATAAACATTCATACATAATATCTACTACATCTTCAACGCATATAAAATCACGTTGTACTTTGTCACTGCCTTCGAATATTTTAATTACACCTGTTTCCTTGGCTTGATTAATAAAGTTGGTATATGGACTGCCCATTCCTACTGCTCGTTTATGACTTTCTCTGTTTCCATATACATTAAAGAATCTCCAGCTATGTACTTTGTTTACAACACTGTTTCTAATAATGTTATCACAGATAAGTTTGCTACTAGCATACAAATTCTTGGGTGCTTCATTTGTAGGTTTTTCTTGTGTATCTGTGTTATCTCCGTATACACTTGCACTGCTGGCAAATATCATTGTGTTGCACTTGTCTAATAATTGCCTTGTGTACAAAACATTACTGCTATATATTTTATTCCAGTCTGTTTCTTTGGTGCTACTGTTAGCACCCATATGCCAGACTATGTCGCTTCTATCTATGTTCATATCCAAAAGTTCACTGGGACTTATGAGATCTTCAAACTCTAGTCCTGCTAAATTTTTTGTCTTGTGCATAGACAAGGTATCTACCAACAACACATCAGTGTGTCCTTGTTTGTTTAAATGTGCAACTAAATTACTACCTACAAATCCAGCCGCACCCGTGACGATATGCATTGTTGACTCCTATTTTGTAATAGTATATAGTAAAAAATATCTAGTGTCAAGATTAACTATAAATATAATTATGTTAAAGTACATAAAAGAATGGATAAAAGATTACAACGCTGTTACAAAAGAATTCAATGAAATGGGTTTCTTTACATTAACAACATGGTTTGGTTCGTGGACACATGTTGATAGGGAAATGTACGAAGAGTATCATGATAGACAAAGACAGATTTCAGAGCGTAATAACCAATCTAAAGACTAGTGGTAATTATAGAGTATTCAATGACATACTCAGAGAACGTGGAGAATATCCACAAGCAATTTATTACGGTCCTTACAATATAAAAAATATTGTTAATTGGTGTAGCAATGACTACTTGGGTATGGGTCAGCACAAAGTTGTGTTAGATGCAATGCATACTGCTCTGGATCAAACAGGAGCTGGTAGTGGAGGTACTAGAAACATTGGCGGTACCAGTCATTATCATGTTGCACTAGAATACGAACTGTCGAAATTACACAACAAACCGTCGTCTTTGTTATACTCCAGTGCCTATGTTGCCAACGAATGGACATTAATTGCACTCAGTAAAATAATACCAGACATAGAATTTGTGAGTGATAGCAAAAATCATGCAAGTCTTATTCAAGGTATCAGACATAGTGGTGCACCAAAGCATGTGTTTGAACATAATGATATGGATAGTTTAGAACAAGCACTAGCACAGGTAGAAGGTACAGCCTGTATTGTGTTTGAAAGTGTTTATAGTATGGATGGATATACTAGCAAGGTAAAAGAAATACTTGCACTTGCTGAAGAGTACCATGCTATGACATATTGTGATGAAGTACATGCTGTTGGTCTTTATGGAGATACTGGTGCTGGCTACTTAGAACTACTTGGATTACAAGACCAAGTAGACTTTGTAAATGGTACATTAGGTAAAGCATTTGGTTGCCAAGGCGGATATGTTGCAGGCGATGATGTAGCCATTGATGCAATTAGAAGTGTAGCAAGTGGATTTATTTTTACCACCAGTATGAGTCCTGTTATTTGTGCAGGAGCATTGAGTAGTATAAAGTATTTGCGTAGTGAACATGGTGCTGAATTGCGTAAACAACATCAAAATCGTGCAACAAGATTAAAGAAAATACTTAGACACAAAAACATAAACATGATTGAAAACGAAACACATATTGTACCAGTTTTGGTAGGAGATCCTGTACGTTGTAAACAAATAAGCGATACATTACTGAATGATCATAACATTTATGTACAGCCAATTAATTATCCAACAGTACCAGAAGGCACAGAACGTTTAAGATTTGCGCCTACACCAATGCATAGCAACGCAATGATTTCAGATCTTGCAGAACGATTAGAGGAAGTATTATGAGCGAAATATGGGATAAACTTATAGCATGTGAACAAAAGATAATTGAAAAGTGTGCTAGTTTAGGAGAAGAACAATTTGATGATCCAGAGTTTGATTGGCTTAATCGAGTATTCAAAGGCGAGCATTTTAGACGAGCTCATATAGACAGTGTTGATGCTAGAGCAACAAAAGGATTGTATATGACTCACATATGCGTTTTTCCTAATTTTGATAACAATGCACCTATATATGGATTTGATATAATCGCAGGCAAAAACAAAGTTACAGGTGCATTCCATGATTATTCACCTACAGTAGATTGGAATCACCCTATGTGTGATTTGTTTAGAGATTGTGTACAAAATTTAGAATGGCGAAAAGAAAGAGAGTTGCCAGACTGGGCAAGAGCAATATTCTCGGGTAATATGGTTGCTGTAGGAAATGTAAACACTACTGAGGAGATGGATCAAGTAGTAGAGATTGCATTGGATAATTTAGATATGTATTTTGAAGAGTTACCCAAGTATACCAATACTAGTTTAGATTTAGATCAAATTAAACGTAAACAAAACAGATACTGTCATTATCAAAAACAAAATCCTCATACTCCTAAGGTAATGGCAAGTTTAGGATTAGATCCAAACGATGTTGAGAAATTTATACATGAATGCTTATTTCCAGAAGTTTAAAAAGTATCTAACCAATTTGGCAAGTCGGTTTGATTCTTTTCACGTTCATAGATGGTAATTAATTTATCTACAAGTTGTTTATTACTTAAAACAACCCTAGCACCTCTGTGTAATGGTTTGGGCCAACAGTTTATGCTAACCCAACTGTAACCACTACTCTCATGATTACAACTAGGTATAAATTCTTCAAAGACTGTGACGCAAAAAGTATTATAAGTAAACTTTTTATCATCACTTAAAAATGTGTGCAGTGGATGAACTTTAGCAATATCAGGTAAAGGCCCTATTTCTTCTTTACATTCTCGCAGTAATGTTTCTATAGGTCGTTCTCGTTTGTCAGCTTTGCCTCCCCAAAAACTCCATGTCAATGGGTGACTTGAATTTTTACTTCTTTGTTGTAGCATGATTCTGCCTGTATCTAAGGCAAGAAAACAGCATCCGCTTGCTTGTATCATTATAGGTATATTCGCCAAAATCCAGGATTGTAAGTACCCTCAAATGCGTTTACCCATTGAGTTCCATCGTACTTTAACCTATCTAATGTTGTTGTGTTTGTTACATATTGTGTAGCACCGCCAGGATTTAATGCACTAGCATCAAAAACAATATCCCATTGTCCAGTACCTACACTGTATTGAATGATATCATGTATATCTGCACCACTGCCGGCCCAACCTGAACCTCCTGCTACAGCTCTTGTTAACAAGTATCTGTCGCCATCTTGTGCGGCTGATATTGTTCCATCACCAGGAAAGTTTGCTTGTGGATCAACAACTGCATCTACTGCCGGTATTGTTGACGTTGGGAAAGTTGATGTGTCCATAGAAATATCAAGTAGGTTAGGATCTGATTGATTAACTTTTATATTGCCAATGATATCACCTGCAGTCACACCAGGGTCATCTGTTTGTTTAAGTCTTAGTTGGCTTATATCATCTCTAAATTCACCAAAAGGTTTGAAAATATCTTGCCAGTTAAGTATGCCACTAGGACCAACGTTGGAGCCACTCTCACTCAATAATTGTGCTGAGCCATTACCACTTGCATCCATAGTAAATCTCATTTTGTAATTGTCCAAGGTTACAACTTTGTAACTAGTAAACAATGGAACATAATTATTTCCTGCTCTTATCGCATCTAGTCCAGCTTCGTCTGTGTCGTTAATGTTATCAATAATTGTATGAATTATTGTTTGCTTTGTAACTTTTGCTGGTGGATTGATAAGCACAGGCATTGTAAATGTCATTGTGCTAATATCAATAATATCATCTACTCCACTAGGAATAGCTCGCATACTCCATGTACTGCTTATTAATTCAACGTAACTTAGTGTACTCCAATCCAATGCATTATCACTGGTATGTATGTTTAATGTTGGATTAAACAAAACTAGTATTTGTTCCAGTAATTGTAGTTTTTGTTCTGTGTTAGATGTCCAAACATCTACTTGCATAGTAAGATTGTAAGGCACAGGTTGATGTCTTTTAATACTGTATGCTCTACCTTGCTCATTTTCATATGAACCTGTTTCCTCATTGAACTTTTTTTCGTATACAGGTAGTGTTTCTTCATATTGTGCAAAGGTTCTTCTATCTGGTGCAGTCTCTAATCCAGTTACATGACAACTTATAAAAGGTGTTGTCTGTATCATATTTTCACTGTTTTCTCTTACAATGTGTGCCGCCATTCTACTGACATCACCGTAACGTACAGGTGCAGTTTGGTACACAACATTGCCAGCTGTGTCACTGTGCATTGCTACTTGAAAGCCTGCAAATATCCTAATGAACTGTTGGATATATCTACGAAGTTGTTTGTCGTAGAAATAAGGTACCGCTGTAAGTTTTGAACTTGAGTAAGCCATTATGTGTTATCCGCTTGTGGTTTTATAACTTCACTTAGTGCAGTTTGTTCTTTAAATTCTTGGTCATCAACTACTGTTGTTCTTTCATTGTTGATATAATCACTAGCATTATATGTTTTATCTGTCCAAGTTTGGTCAGTGATATTGTCATATAGTCTATGCCATCTATTTCCTCGTCTTACAAATAGTCTATTAGGATTGAAGTCTGATCTAATAAAGTATTCACCCTCTGTTGGTGTGCTAGGAAATTGATCGCCACTAGCAATGCTTTCACCATGTGAATAACCTTGTTGTTGGTTTACAATGCCTCCGCTTGTAGCATAATCATAACCAAACAAATGTTCAGTCATTGCTACACCAGTTGGATCTTCTGCATCGGCGGCTTCAACAATAGCATCACTAATATTAAATTCTGTTTTGTATGTGCTGAGATCAGCTTTTAGAGTTTCTTCACTTCCATCTCCAAGTATATCGTAGTATTCTTGGCTGTCTGTAAGTGGACTTAATTTAACTCTCCAAATGTGTGGATACCAGGTTTGACTAAAACCTTCTGCACCTCTGTTTGCATCATTTACAACATAATATTTGTTGATTGCTTTTTTGTCTGCATTCAATAACAATGCATCTCTTAGATGAGGAAGTTCTAGTACATCACCTGGCATCAATCTTCTGCCCATTATTTCAACCATTTCATTCATATGGAATGTCATATACAACATATCATTGCTAAGAAATAATCCAAATTGTGTTAGGTCAAAATCCGTATCTTGTACATTATAAACACCACGTAATTCATAAATGTCTTTGTCATATTTTCTATCTCTGTTTTCCATGAACAGTAGATCTTGTACTTTGGTTTCATTTATAATGCCTTCTACATTTATAAACTCACCACTTAGTGGATCTACTTCCCTACCATCAATATAATTTGGTTGTGCAGGGTCGTTTTTGTCCTGCGTTACAGCTGGACCTAAATATTTGTGTACATGTACACCTGTTCCGCCAATGCTAAATTGTTCACGAATGTTGCGATCCATGTAGTGATAATCGTTAGTTTTGGTCGGTTTGTATAAACTTAAACGTGGCATACAGTTATTTATCGATATCTTAGAGGTTGACAAAAATACAAAAGATGCTAAATTAGTGTGTACAGACATGAACAGAGAGATATTATGGCATTACCTAAAAGCACAAAAAAACGTAAAGTAAAACTTGCAAGACGTAAAATTAAAGGTCTACAAGCACCTAGCTTCGAAGGCTGGGAAAAATTAGACGGTGAAAAGTTTCATAGACTAAAACGGCAAGTAAATGATTTTTGGTATATGAATTACAAACATACTGAAAATATTGAACACTGTTTTACTTGGATGAAAGAAAACGGATATTCCAAGTCGGAGATATCTAGTGCAAAAAAAGCCTCAAAGCATGAAGGACTAATAGGTATCTACTGTAGAATGCTACTAGACGGGTGTCCTGACTTTGTACAAGCAGAAGATGATTATTGGCAATCATTACCTGGCACTTTAGGAAAAGTCAGACCAATGACAGAATGGGTCAAACCTAAAATTGCTGAGTTGATCGAAGCAGGCAAAGATATTATTGAAGAGAAAAAAGCTGATGAAAAAAACAAAAAGAAAGCATATGTACCTAGTATCCAAGAAC